CCGGGCGTGCCACCCAGGGCCTGTCCGACGCCGCTCAGCACCACCTGCGCCATTCAACCCTCCGTCATTCACCGGGGACAGGCCAGGCGAAGGCCGCGACCAGTCGACTGCGCCACCATCGCCCCATCCAGCTCTCGACCACCGCCCGTCCCCAGTAGGCGTGGATCATCCGGCCTTCGCCCGCGTCATCACTGAGGATGGCGCAGTGTTTGGCCGGGACGCCCGGCGCCATCCGGAACAGCAGCACATCGCCCGGGCGCGCTTGCGCCAACGGGATCTCCATCAGCCACCGCCGCGCCGCCGCCCATAGTCGTTCCTCGCCTCCGGCCTCGGCCCAGTCTGGACCATAGGCGGGCATGGCCTCAGGCTCCGCGCCGATGACCTGACGCCAGACCCCGCGCACCAACCCGAGACAGTCCGCGCCTTCGCCCCTGACGCTGGTTTGATGCCGATACGGCGTGCCGAGCCAGCACCGGGCCGCTTCCAGAACCCGCGTCCTCATCGCCGGCTCCCGCCATCGTTCCGTCCTTCCCCGGCCGGAGAAGCGACAAGGAAATCGTCGCCCGGAACGTCCGGAAATCCGCGGAAGTTCGCACCGTTGGCGAACACCTCCACACAGGTCTTCCAGCGCCGGTCGCAGCGTTTGCCGGGGAAGGCGTCCAGATCGACGCCGCAACGGCTGTCCCCCAGTTCCGCCTCGCAGTCGCGGCCATAGGTTCGCCCAACGACCCGATCCAGCGCGGCCAACGGGCCTTCCAGTTCTCCGGTAAAGGCCTCTCCGTCGCGCCGTATCCGCGCCAGTCGGCCGCGCCAAAGACGAACCTTCAGGTCCGGCCTCCTCCAGTCGATATGCCACAAATCGACCGCCGCGCCGTCGTAGACGCCCGACTCTAGGGCCTCCGCGGAGATCGCCAGGTCGTCCAGCCCGCCGGCGACTGCGACCATGCCGACGCGATCCACCCCGCCTTCCATGGCCCCGACGGTCCAGCCGCTTTCGGCCCGACAACGAACGCCATCGACCTCCAGATCCTGATCATGGTCGGTGAAGCCCATCCGCGCGCCGTCCCGCAGGGACAGCATCCAGACATGGCACAGCGTCGCCGCCCCGCTTTCGATGCGGGCGACCATTTCGCTCGGAATGTCGCGCATGGTTCAGATCCTGATCTCGATCAACGGCAGGGCCGCCATCCGACCGGCGTCGAAACTCTCCAGGGTCACCTCGATACGGTCGGCATCGAACCGCACGGGCGTGTCGAACTCGAACCCCGCCGTGACCAACGCCCCTGGATCGGGCGGCGCTTCGAGCGTGATCGTTCCGGCCGCCGGATCGACCTCAAAGGCCTGGGTCTCGATCCCGTTAACCGCCACCCGCACGGATCCTTCGACCGGCTTGGTGATCCGTCGGCACCAGACATGGTCGCCCTCGCCGTAGACCTTGCCGAGAACAAATACGGCCTTCACGCCGTCGCCCTCGCCCAGCCGTTGATCCTCCGGGCCGGGCGCGCCCCCCGGCGCGCAGGACTTGAAGTCCGAGAAGTCCCTGAAGCGGAAGCCGTACAGCCGCCCCCGCCGCGCCTCGAAGAAGGCCGTCAGCGTCGCCATGTCATCCAGCGAGCGGAGGTTGGCGCCGATCAGATAGCGACGACGCCCTGCCGCCCACGGCGTCGAACGTCGCTCGTGGCCCGAGCCCAGCGTCACCACCTCGGTCCGTCGCTCGACCCCGCCTGTCGAACCGAAGGCCAGCCGCGCGGGCAGTCGCACCTCATGGAAGGACATCACAGCCTCCTCGCGCCGAGCGCCACGGCCCGGGCCAGCATCTGGGCGATCTGGGCTTCAGACCTCAGCAGGGTTTGCGCCCCACCCTGGATGCTCAGGTTCACGGTGACGCCGCTACCAACCGAGGTCTCGATCGTCCCCGCCGTCGCCGGTCGAAAGACCTCTGGCCCGCGCTCGCCGACCAGATAGGCGCCATTGCCGGCCACCGGCCCGCCGTCCGCTCGGCTGCCCGAGAACAGTCCGGACACGGCGTCTGCTATCGCGCTGGACAGCCCGGACGATCCCTTGCCTCCGGCGCTGTTGACGACCGCCAGCACAGCTTGCGCCAGCTCGGCCAGCGTGACTTCCCCGTCCGCCGCCGCGCGGGCCAGCGACCGCACCAGGCCGTCAGCGGCCTTGCCGAACGCATCCTCGACCGCCGCCGCCGCGCGCTCCGCCGGCTCGCGCAGGCTCTCCAGAGCCGCCGCGGCCTCCGCGACCTTTCTCGGCGTCGCGTCCAATCCTTCAGGTTTGAAGCTCTCACTCATCCGGCCATGCCTCCGCCAGTCGTTCAAATGTGTCGCGACCCATCGCCTCCGCCCCCCGCGGTCGCGCCGTCAGCAGTCGCCACTCCCGCAACGACAGGCGCCAGAAGGCGGTCGGGCCGATGCCCAGTCCCGCCGCGTGTCGCAGCATCTCGCCCCAGGGCACGGCTCAATCCGCCGCCGCGCTGAAGGTCTTCGCCACCGCCTCGGCGGCCTCGCGCGGATCAATGGCGGCGTCCGCCAGGGTGTCAGAAAACGCGCCTTCCCCGCCGCCTCGCAGCAGGGCCGCCAGCACCTTCGTGAGGTCCCGGGCCGACAGCGCCCGCATTCGTTCGGCGAGCCCGCCCAGCCCCTCGACGCCGAGAGCCGTCTCGATCTCCGCCAGCGCGCCCAGCGTCAGGCAGAGCATCCGCTCCTGCCCCGCCAGCCGAGCCCGAACCTCGCCGCGCACCCCGTTCATCACAGGGCCTCGAAGGCGATCTCGCCCGCGCTGGCCAGGCTGATCGCGAAGGTCGCCTCGCCCTCGTGCTCTCCGGCGTACTCCAGCGCCGCGACCAGGAACGCCCCCTCCAGCTGTCCGAAATCCGGAATGACCAGCCGCCACCGCTTCGCCGTCTGGCTGAAGAAGGCCTCCCGGATCAGGGCGTCGGACGCCGCGTCGCGGAACACGCCCTGCCCGTTCACCGCCGCCGACCGCACCCCGGCGCCGGACAGCAGCTCGCGCCATCGCCCGGCGCTGTCGCCATCGGTCGCGTCCACCGTCCGGGCGTTCAGGGCGATGGTCCGCGCCCTCAGTCCGGCCACGGTGGTGAACCCACCGTCTTCGCCTTCGATCTTCAGCAGGATGTCCTTGCCGCGCTGCGCACTCATGGAAGTCTCCGTTGTGGTCAGATGTCTTCGGTCACGGCGCGCACGCGCAGCACCGCATAGGTCCGGGGGCCGGTCGGGGATCGCCAGACGTCGCTGAAGCGCACGCCCAGGCTGACGGTCCGCATGCCGTCGCCCTCCAGCGCTGCGTCCGTCAGGCAGGCCCGCACCGCCGCCAGCACGGCCTTGGCCTCCTCAGCCCCCTGAAAGCGGGACACGATGGTCAGGGTCAGCAGGTGCTCGATCCCCCCGCCATCGGCCGCCACCGGGCGGCTTTCGCTACGTCCGATCAGCAGGTGGGGATAGCTCATGGCGGACGGCGTGGAGTCCCAGATGCGCTCTCCCAGAAGGGCCTGGGTCGCCGGGTCCCCCTTCAGGTGGGCGACCAGCGCCTTCTGCAGGGCCAGTTCATGACTCATCGTGTTCGCTCCAGATTGAGGATGGCGCGCCCGCCCACGGTCTCGGTCGCGACGATCCGCCAGTCGGCGCCGCTGACCCTCAGCAGGCGTCCGACCGTCAGCCGCGGGTCGGATCGCCCTTCGGCGGTCTGGGTTTCCGTCGTCTCGGCTTCCCCAGCCTCGCCCCGACTTCGTCGCCGGACAGGACCGAGCCGTATCCAGACCGAGCCGATCCGCTCATAGGTCAGGCTGCGTCCGCCGTAGGGCGTCTGCGCCTCGGTCACGTCGAACAGTTCCGCCAGTCGCGGCAGCCGCCCGGCGATCACAGCCGCACCACGCGGTACGGCGCCAGCCAGGCGTCAACGGCGGCAACCGGCATCTCGGTCTCGCCCCGCTCATAGGCCCCGAGCGTCAGCATCAGGATCGCCAGCCGCAGCGGCGCCGGCGAAGTGGACGTCAGGCTCAGACCCACATCCCCTTCGACCCGCGCCCGGGCCGCATCGATCAACGTCTGGATCAGCCCGTCCTCCGCGTCGTGCTCGACGCGCAGGAACAGCTTCGCCTCGGTGAGAGACACCGGTGCGGTCATGGCAACCTCGATTGTCTG